ATTTACTGATTACAACAATGATGAAGCTAACACAGATAAATTTATTACAAAGTTTGAAGTTACATTAACTGACATATCTGTATTAGATACACTGTACTGGCAGTATGTAGAGATACCTGTTACAACTACTACATCTAGCACTACAACATCTACTACAACAACTACTACGACTACAACAGTACCTCCGAAGCCAGAGCCAGAACCTTATATACCACCACCTCCACCACCTCCTACACCACAAGAAATTATTGTTGATGTAAAAGTAGAAGGTGTTGATAAGACTTATACACAAGCAGATGTTAATGATGGAACTATAGAGCGTGACCAGGAGCGTGTAGATAATGAAGCTAAGTTTGGTTGCTTTATGACTAACGCACAGATAGAGCGTGGTGATTGTGTAATTATTATAGAGGAAGTAGAAGTATTTGAAGATGATATTATAGAAGAAGATGTTGTTATTAAAGAAGATATTGTTGAGGATAAAGAAGATGTGGATGTCGTCATTCTTAAGGATGATGTTGATGTACTCGACACACCTAAAGAGGAAGTATTTGAAGATGAAGTTGTGGAGTTTGAAGAACTCCCTATTGAGTTCGAGATTATTGAATTTGATTTGGAAGATATTATTCCCGAAGATGTGGTGGAGATACCAGTACAAGATGAAATAGTAGAGGAGATTGTAAATGAAAAGGTTGATGAGGAGATTTTGGTTGAGCCAATACAGGAAATTGTTGACGAGGATGTCGTTAGAGAGATACCCAAGGAACAGGACCTGGAGCCGTTAGAACTTACCGAAGAAGAAGTTACTGTTGAAGTAGAACAAGTTGTAGAAATAGTAGAAGACATTGTTATTGATGAAGCTACTGTTGAAGAAGTTGTTGAAGTATTAGAACAAGTCAATGACATTGGTGTACAAAAATTAGAACAAGCTACACAAGAAGTACAGGAGATAGTACAAGCTGTTGTTGAGGAAGCTATTGCAGATGTAGAAGTTCTTACGGAAGAACAGATAGAAGTTGTAGCCGAGGTACTGCAGGTACAAGCAGAAGATGTACAGATAATAGCTGATGCTGTAAAGGATGACGAAGTTATAGCAGAAGCTGTAGAAGAATATGTAGAGAGAGCAGTAGCAAACGCAGATGTAGAGAACTATACACTCGCTGATGTTGTCACAGAAAAAACTTACGAAGCGTTTATAGAAAACCCTATAGAAGTATTTGTTGATTTAGATTTTGATGATGTCACACTATCAAACATAGGTGATGACATGACACAAGACCAAAAGGAAAAAGCACAAGAGGTTGTAGTGCCAGTTATTTTGACTAGAATAGCTAGTATGGCAGCATTTATTTTTAGGAGAGGTAATGTTTAAACAACTAGGTAACTGGATAGTTAAAGCAATTAAGGAAACACTTAACCTTAGTTGGACTTTAGTTGGATTAGTTATTGCTACACTAACTCTTACTGGTTCTGCCCAGCAAGTTACAGGATTAGCTACACTAATTACACTAGCTGTATGGTTATTAACCATTAGTTTTAGAAAGGAATAGTTATGAAACTACAAGTAGTGAGACACCAGTTCGGAAAAGATGCGACCAATGGAATGTTATTTATTGATGGTATCTTTGAGTGCTACACACTGGAAGACCAGTATCAAGCAGTCAAAGTTATGCACGAGACCTGTATACCAGAAGGAACTTATGATATTAACTTTAGAAAAACTGGAGGTTTTCACGCTAAGTATACAGAGAGGTATCAGAATGCACACTATGGAATGTTGCATGTACAAGATGTACCTAACTTTACTTACATACTTATACACACTGGTAACACAGACGAGCATACCAGTGGTTGTCTAATTGTAGGTGAAAGCCAACAAGACTTAGATGTATCTAAGGATGGGTTCATAGGCTCAAGTACAAAAGCGTACAAAAAAATGTACGCAAAAGTTGCAGGTCAATTACTACAAGGTAAGAAAGTAACAATAGAATATACAACAATAGATAACTTGTTTAAACAAACCAGTGTAGATAACACAGCTAAAGACCATGTGATTTTAACTACCACAGTTTATGATAAATTGCAGGAAATCAATGGAAATGTTTTGACAATTAAAGCAAAACTTAATGGAAAGATAATAGAATAGTGTTTGAGAGATACAAAAGAAAAAGAAATCAAGATGGTACATTCAAGAAGGATGTAGGGTGGACACCTTGGAATGAAGCATGGAGTTATAAGATGAGTGAAGAATTAAAAGATATGATGGAAAGAACTGCGTGGACATTTGTGGAAGCGTTCATAGGTGCCTTAACAGTTGCTCCCTTAGTTGGTGTGGAAGCTGATACTATTCAGTTGGCTGCGTTAGCTGGTGGTGGTGCAGCACTTGCAGTTATTAAAACATACGCAAAAAAACAAATAACTAAATAACCTTTTATTGTCTTAGGTATCCTGTAAACTGTTATTAACAGGGATAAAGGAGAGATATGCCTAAGAAAAAATCACACAAGAAAACTGCTATACCTGCAGAGAATGGTAATAACTTTTACAAGGCTGGATGGCAGCCGAGTATAGACATAGACCCTAACACTGGTAAGGGTGAAGTTGTTCATGTAGGAACAGACCCTAACTATGAAAATGACTTCGATAATATTCTTAAGAACTGGGGATTTGACCCTAACATCTATGAGATAGATGGTATCTTAAAGGTATCTTCATGGAATGCACAGCTTAAAGGTGGTATCGTTGAAACTTTCCACGCATTTAAAGGTACTATACGAAGGAAGTCAGCAACACATGACAAACATTACAATGAGTTGTTTAAACATGCTATTAAAAAACCACCACTAACTAAAAGAAATATCTTTGGTGGTGACACAGCAATGTTATTTATGATGAGTGATTGGCAGTTGGGTAAGGACGATTACGGAGTTGAAGCTACTATAGCTAGGTATGATGTTGCATTACAAGATGGTGTCAAGCTATTAAAAAACTACAGAAAGATGGGTAAGAAGATAGACGAGGTTTACTTAGTAGGTATGGGTGACCTCACAGAAGGATGTTCTAAGTTTTTCTACGACAGTCAGCCCTTCAATGTTTCTCTTAATCTGTTAGAACAATACTCATTAGCTAGAGCTATGATATATAAAACAGTAGAGACTTTCTTACCACATGTAGATAAGATTACTTTGACTGGTGTACCAGGAAACCATGGTGAGATGACAAGAAGTGGTAAAGGTCAAGTACTATCTAATAGATTAGACAACTCGGATACTATGCACTTAGAAATTATGAGTGAGATATTCGCTGCTAATAAAGAAAGATATAAAAAAGTGAAGGTCATAATACCAGAAGGTTATCACTTGAACCTAGAGATTAAAGGCAAGAAGACAGCATTCACTCATGGTCACATGACTAATGGTGGAGGTAATGCAGAGGCTAAGATAGAGGCATGGTGGAAGGGTCAGATGTTTGGTTTCCTACCAACAGGTGAAGCAGAGGTGTTGATAACTGCACACTACCATCACTTTCGTGCTAAGAACCAAGGAGATAGGCACTGGTTTCAATGTCCTTCTCTTGATAAGTCTATTGATTTCACACAGAGAAGTGGGTTATGGTCTCATCCAGGTGTGCTTACTTTATTAATAGATGACAGAGGTCCAAGTTTCCCAGTGATTGTTTAAACGGAGTATTCAGAATACTTTAATGTAACCTCTTGACCTGCTGTTATATTCTCTACTGTTCTTATGTAGTGGTATCTTTGTATCACATACCTCGTACAATTAGGTGTGTCACTGTGGTTTATGAAGCCACCTAGTGGTGTTCGTATAAGATTTTTATAAATGTAGTCTGTGACATGGCTTACACCTAGCACCTCGCCCTTCGCTATATCCTTTAAAGCAAACAATCCTAGTCCTTCTATCTTGCTAGGTTGTATTGTTAGATACTTAGGTAGTGGTCTATACACTGTTTAAACTAGCTAGTGCTATGTCTTTTATTTTTACTAACACACCTACACTAGCGTTGTCGTCACCACCATTTACTTGTTTACCTGCGTGATAAAGTTCTCGTGCTAGATTTTTCATCACATCTATTGGTACAATGTAGGTCATGACTGGTATGTCTTTGCCGTCTATCTCTTTGACTAGCATGAGAGCCCAGTAGTCTGCTTCTGTTACAGCTATACCACTTGGCTTACCTCTGCATTCAAACTCAACGAAATGATTGCCTGTCTTTTCCCATATATGTCTTTCACTCTTGACCTCTACAAGAGTGCCTTTCATAAATTCCTCAAAGGTCTTCTCCATCTCTTGACCTTTAGCTAAATCAATATCAAATTTACTGTTCTTCAAAATGGTAGCTCCTTACTTGGGTCTTGTATTTGTGCTGGTTTAAGTAGTGCATGACACCCTTTATATTCCCATGTGTGTAGTGCGTTGTCTTCACTGTGCTTGTACCTGCGACCACAGTAGATGTTACCTTCGTTGTCTGCGTAAGTAATGTTACCTAGCTTTTTACAGTCGAAGGTTTGTTTGCACCTAGTGTCTGGTGGTGGTGGTATATCAAAGTTATGTTCTGGAAATCTTTCTTTAATCCTTTTGACTAACTCGTTTAAACCACTACTACCTATGTCTTCTAAAGCCATTCTTCGGGAACACCTTTAGCTCCACTGCCACCTATGTATCCACCCCAACCACAACCATTAGCTGCTGGTCTATACTTAGCGTCATGTGTTTCACATATAAAGTCTGGTATGTTCTTAATACCACTGCCGTCTGGTGCGTTAGCTTTCTTCTCTCTCATGTCTGATATGTCATCTGCTTTGTTACAAGTAGGGCATACCTTTATTATCTCGACATCTCCAAAGACATCTGTCACACGCTTGACTAGGTCTATCTCTCTTTCAACAGTGTCAACAAAGACTGAAACCATATCTGCTGTCCACTTCTCAATGTCTGCGTCTATCTGTCCAGCATTCTTAAGTTCGTTGTACACCTTACGCTTAAGGTCGTTTCTCTCGCCCTCATTAGGTATCATCTCTTGGAGTATATGATTTACTTGGTCTGCAACAGCTGTCTCTTTTGCACCTATGTCTTTTGCAAATTCTTCCTTAGCTTTGTTTAAACTGGTAGCTTCATCTTTACTTACTGCTTTGACTGGTGCTTTCTCTACCTCTACTTTAGGTTTAGATACTGGTGCTGACTTGTTAGCATAGTGTTCTTCTTCTGTCACATCACCTGTCCATAGATGTAATCCAATACCATGACGCATAGCTCCACGCTTGAGTGCATCTGACATACATAGCTTTAAGAGTTCGCCCTCTGTATTGTTGTTGTTAACATCTATG